CCTGGCCAACCAACTCAGGAAAAGTGTAGGTCTCTCCCGGCTGAATCGCCTTTTCCTTAACGATAAGGTTAGAGTTATCTGGTGTCCCAGAAACTGTAACGATATTCACAGAAAGCGTGGCGGTCACAAGCGAGTAGTTCGTAGCTGTGAATTTATCTACCAAAGCTTTGAGGCCATTTGCTGTATACTGCACGACCTGGGTGCCTTCAGCAATCTTTGCGGGGATTAAAACTTTTACAGTAACTGTCATGACGACTCCTTATTTCAGTAGTTATCTTGGGACTGCAGTAACAATTGGTGCAACTGTATAGGTAATTCTCAGACGATCCCCAACCGAGAGAGTAAACATCCCAGACAAACTCCCTGTTGAATACCAAGTGGTATTGTCTCGGGTAAATTCCAGAGCAGATACCCCAACAGAGCCACTGACTATAACAGAGAGTTCATTAGCTGTAGCATTCTGGTACGTGAATGGTGAGCCTGTTAGAGTTATAGGAATCACTGGATTTACGAATCCTGCCGCTTTATTAACCCAGCTCTTTAGCGTATCCTCCCAAGTTAATACATCTCCCTTGTCTGGTAGGACTATCCTCACATCACTTTGATACTGTCCGAGTTTACCTACGAGAGAGATAGCCGGACTTACATCAAACTCAGTAGAAGTCTCTTGTATCTGGGGAGGCGGGGCAGGATCTTGTAACTGAGACGTAGAAACAGAAGTAGAAGTCGACAGAAGTAAACCATCCAAGAGACTTTCCAGCAATACAGTCTCTTGTCCGACTGGTCCAAGCTGAAAGTCCTCAAGGGAGACATCGCTTCCCCCAGCTCCAAGAAGAGTGTAAAGATTCTGGAAGAATAAAAACCAAGCACGAGAGATCAATCCAGTTCTATCATCAATAAGTGGAACTCGTGAACTCGGAATTGAGGTGATATTAAGCATTTGTACCTGCCAACCGAAGCTGTGCGCCCATGATTGAAATTTTCACAGGATCTGACCCGGAAATCTCATAAACACGATCCCGCAGTTTCGTTGTCATCCCCAGCCTTCGCCAGATTACACGTCTCCCGTGTTCTCCGATCCTCCCTAGCTGCTTGGTGTGATAGTTACTCCAAGTATGACCACCATCATCGGACCAACGGAGGCTGATTAATGGATCATCTCCCTGTGTGATGCCGTCCAGTCCGACCCCTGCTTCAGCATCAAGTTGAAGTTCATGTTGCGCTGTTCGTTTCAGATTATTAGCTCCAGTTGGCAACGCTCTCCACGAACGCACAAAGCGCTGAACTTCAGTGTTATCTGCATACACATCAAGATCGAAAGCATACAGATTTCCGTTTTCGTGGTCTCCCACAACAATCTCACCTCCAAGCGTCATCTGGCAATTAGACCTGTGCCGTATGAAAGTTCCATTAACAAGGGAGGCTCGTTCATGCCACCCTTGCGCTGCTACATCATAAACCCAGGTGGCATTAGCGGAAGGAAAACTCAGGACATAAAAGGCGTGACCTTCTTGCTGATAGGTATAGCCAATAGCATCTGAAATCGTCCCGTATCCCTGAATAGCAAACTCAACCGCATGTGTCGAGACCCTTATCCCAGTATAACCACTAGCCTTATACACGATGCCTTTACCGCGAGCATCAGACCCAAGCCAGAATAGCGAATTATCCAACTTGGCAACTGAATAGGTTGCAGCGCAGCCGATCTCGTTAAAAGCCCCTTGGATTCTTGCCAGAGGAAAATTGGCAAGTCCTGCGTCATACCAAACTTCAACGCTATTGGTACCGAACAGCCAAGCTTCTCGATGATCTACAACCACAGCAATCAGGTTATCCGGGGACCCTTCTGCACTAGCGAAACTAAGTGAATCAATCAAAGTCCCTTCAAGAAGGTGCGTAGTCCAGACACGCTGTGAATTTGGCTCATTGAAAACAAAATACCCATCGAGGAATCCAACTGTAACCGCTCCAGGGAAATCTGGGTCTATAATCTTAACAAATTCCTCTGTATTCATGTTATAGACATAACCGTCGGGGTTACAAGCGATAAACAGTTGATACCCATTATCGGACATAGAGACAGGCCCAGACCCACTAACTTGTCCGATAAGAGTAGCGCCAAACGAAGAACTAACCTTGTAGAGATTTACACCTGATACTACATATCCCTGATCTTTTGCTCTCCATTCTCCTCGAATAGGGCCAGACCCCACTGTTACCAGTAGACGTAAACCTGGACAACGCGACAAAAACCCTGCCTCTTTCCCCCCTTCTGCAACAGCCTCCGGGAACAGATTCACCATACGACTGTCAGCCGCATTGACACTGCGAGCAACGTAGGAGGTTCCGAGGATAGGGGTATCCATCAGTAATTCCCCGCAAAGATGTTAAACCTCTGCCGAGTACCGACGATGCTGTAGGGCAGGGCCATAATGTCCTCCGGATTGTTGATCCGCTTCAGCGTTCTCTTCGAAGCCATTGCAATTCGGGAAACACTAGCAGGAGGCTCAATGCCGAACTCCGCTGCGATCTCGCAAGCCAGACTGTAGCGAAAAGCCCGAGCATATCCAGGCGGAACCACGATTGTCGTAAATAGATCGGGAGCCTGCGCCAACTCCTCTACCGAGACGAAATGGAATTCAATCTGCCTCGTTGGAACTGGATAAACGAACATCTCGATATTCGGCATCGAGAGATTATACCAGAGCACTTGTGGATACGTACTCGTCACCGTCTTGACTGCAATACCGTTATACTGCTGCTGGTTGATAATCTTAATCCCGTAGGACACGCCTGTACTTGCATCTCGAAAGAAACTTGAGTCATCCAGACTTATAGGGCGATTCCCGATAAAATCTCCCGTTGGTCCGAGTGTCCTCGAGATCGTATTCGTCGGCCAGGTGAATACCTGATCCTGGGTCGAGAAAATGCTAAGGCGCTCTGTTGACCAAGAATCAAGCATCTGATTCATAGCCCCCAGAGCGTCGTTTGCAGTCTCAGGAGAAGGGGTTTCACCCTCAGCAAGCTGGCCTATTAGTCGCAAAGCTCCTGTTATAAGTTCGCCGGATGTGGTCATATAACCCCTTTATTACGCGTTCACACTAACAACTAAGCATTATCGCTTTAGTTGCCCTTTTGAGAGGGCAACTCCATACTTAAGCGATGCGGTAGGCAGACCAGGTGCCTGCCCCGGTCTTTCGGAACATGAACTGTGCGCCAACAATACCAGTCACAGTCGCAAGTCCCACAACCGTTACACCAGCACCACCAGTCAGCGTAATAACATTGGTCGCCGTTTCGTGGCAAATATACAGCATGAATGTAGCACCAATTTGAGCATTAACCAGTTCAGCATCCAGCGCCACACCTGTCGGGGTAGTGAGAGAGTAACTTCCACTCGACGTTGCATCGATCAGGCCAGAAGCCAAATCTTTCATCGTAAGCGTGTAGGCTGCCGCGATACTCGTTGCCAGCGCACGATGCAAGAAGGTTACTTCAGCGATATTACCATCAGCGATTTGATAACCGCCTCCAACTTTCGAGAGTGCCATGATGATTCCTTTGGAAGAATTAAAAGATTGCCCTACTGCTTAGCCCCAGATCCGCACGCCCATCGGGGGACGAATAACGCTGGCACCGTACAGCACATCAATACGGCAAGGCAACCGATCGTTGTTGATGTCGTACTGGCGAACGATACGCAGCGAGATACCGTTGTGAACTTGACGCGAGGCCATGTCAACACCCTGCGGCATCAGCAAATCGGCCGTGGCGAAGGTAATGGCGTCTTTGTGATAGACCAGATTTTGCGGATACCCAGTCGAGGCGGTCCCTACGAAGGTAATGACATCGCCGGAGGTTGGAAGGCGATTCACCGTTGCCAGCGCCAGAGTCGGCCCATAGATCGGGGGATAAACATCGACAGCCGGAACAGAGAATGCTGTAGCTGCACCACTCGTCGCACGATCGGAGACAACGACAAACTGCTGCAGCGACCCGGTGGATTGACGAGTCTGCGGATTCACTGCAAACACATTCGCCACGGTAAAGACATCGCCCTTCAGCAGCGTCTTGGTTCCGCTCGTAAAGCTCATCGAAATCGAGGTATCTCCATCAACCGAGGTAACCGAGACGATCGGAGCAGCAGGGAAGTTGCCGGTCGTATGGTTCTGGATCGACTGACTCATCGCAACCTCGCTGTACCCGAGAACGCCTTCTCCCATCATACCGGTCTTGAACTGGCGGCTGATCGTACCAGTCGGGTTGAAGAATCCCTTCATGCCTTCGACTAGAGCGGCATTGGCCGCCGGATTAACCGTGGCATAGCGCGGGTCCATCATCACAGCGGACTCGTTGAGCTTTTGCTGTGCAGCAAGCAGAACAGCCGAGGTTGCCGGGGTAACACCAGGAGTGCCAACTGACTGTCCAATGCCCTGATACGCGATTTTCGCAACATCGGCGTCAATACTGGAGGCCAACTGCGAGATACGTGGCTTGAGAACACGTTCGGCAAAGTCATCCAACTGCAGCGTCAGCTCTGCCGACGTAAAGTTGATGCCGATGTGCTTCTGACTGGAAACCGTCAGCGTGGTAAACTGCTCGTTGTCATCTTGCACGACCAGAGCAGCCCCATCCGTCACAACCGCACGATCCGGCAGACGGATACGGAGAGTCGAACCGATCTTTGCCCCTTCAATGGCGAACGAATCGTCGTAAGCTCGGTTAACGTTTCGGGTGAGTACCAGGTTGTTCTCGAGAATCTCGAGAGCCTTCCGAGTAATCATGTCAATGGTGAGAATCGAATTGCTCATAGCATTTCCTTAAAAGTTAAAATTGCAGTTCTAGCGGTTTGAGGCTTCCCACTTCTTGGCCTGTCTCTTGCGATCTGCTTCAATCCACTCTGATGTACTCAT